ATCGTTCGCGTCAGCTTTATTCTGTATCTGATACCGGCACGGCTTATTACTGTCTGGCTGGTTGGAAGGGTTGTGCAACATTTGCATCTCAGTTGATTAAAACTCGCGCCTTAGAAGCATGGGATACATTTGGTTGGTATATTGATGGTCTTCACGTGTTTGGTTATAAGGTTGTTAGGCCGGAAGGTTTGGCCGTTCTTTACGGTTATGTGTAAAATTCATTTATGGGAGGGTGCGAATATCACCCTCCCAGTTAAATTTGAAAATTAGTAAAAATTTTAGATAGGAGAGAAATAAAGATGGCTACTACGTATGATTATGTCGATACTACGTCTAATAATGCTCGGCTGTATGGCGATGGTATTTCTGCGCTTGATGTTAAAAAGTTTTTTTGCCACAAGCGAACTGTCAATCTGGCAACGGCTGTAACTGATTTGAATTCAGGCAATGCTTTCGGCGCTGGAGACGTTCTTAATCTTTTCAATGTTGCAGAGGGTATGCTTATTCAGGGTATTGCTGTTGAGTGTACTACGGCTGAGGGCGCCACGCTCAGCGTTTCTATCGGCGATGATACTGATCCCGATGGTTTTCTCACTGCGTTTGACCTGGTGTCTACCGGCTGGTTCTGGACTGGTGATGGCACATATGAGGGCGATTATGTTGATGGTACTACTTATCTTGGCGGTAAGTTGTATACATCGGCGGATCAAATCGATATCACGCTCACTACCGCTGGCGCCGATACTGCTGTTTTTGATATTTATATCTGGGGTATAGATATGCGCCCCGTCGCATCTTAACCTAATCGCAGCAATCGTGTGAGAGGGTTTCAACCGGCCCTCTCACACACAAAATAAGGAGATACGAGTAATGGCTGTTAGAAAAAATACTAGATGGTGTTTGAACGTAGATACAAAAGTTGTCAAACCATGGAATGACAACATGATATTTGTCGACAATCTCGTCGAATGTACTAAAAATGGTATTCCTTTATCGGCAATAGAAGTAGCTAGAAGTGTTGATGTTAATAGTGTTGGTTTTGACGCTACCGTTGATACTGTTAATAATGATGTGGATGATAGTGTGGATAATGTCGTAGATGATGCTACTAACGATGTAGATAACGATGCTGATGATGATACGGATGACGATATAGATGATGATATAGATGATGACCCGTATAAGGAAAAAAGAGAAAATCTAATGGCGCTTCTGAAATCTAATCTTGTTGATATGGCAAGATCGAAAGGTATACCTATAGATAATAAAGATGCATTGAGAATGAATAAGAATCAGCTTGTTACTCTGATTATAGAAAGAGATGAGGAACATGGAGGATAAGTACAAACCCATACCAATTACTGGTAAGAAGGGTGAGGAGGCCATAGAGGCAAATGTCGCCGGGCTTGTTTTGATTAAAAAGAAATTTGATAAAGATGGCAACTTGAAGGATGTTAATGTTACGTTTACACCTAATGCGCATCTTGATATTCTCTATAATGGTGGAGAAATTTCAGTTGTTAGAACGGTAGGTGTATAAAATGGCTATTTCATTATCTGATTCTACGTTGATAACAAATGTTCGCAGGCTTATAAACGAACCTGTCGCATTGATACATTCTGACGCTGATATAACAGCATGGCTTGATATGGGGGCGCAAACTATTGCCCAGACATCTTTGTGCTGGGAGGATGCAAGCGCGTCTGATCAGCTTGGAACTGGCGTTGGGAGATATGCTCTTACGGACGTGATAGGTGACCCCCATACATCATTTAGAATAGATGCTGTTATATATTTGGGTGATGTGGCTAATGCTAATATCTGTTCATCTGAAACGCAGGTTCTTTTGCATGTTCCGCCAAGATTGTTCGGTCATCTCAGCGGGGGCGACAGTACTGGCGTTCCCAAGTACTGGACGCAGTATGATGAATATTTGCATGTTTGGCCCACGCCAACTGCATCTGAGAATGAAGATTATATAAGAATATTTTACAGAAAAATGTATGCCGACCTATCTGGTGATGATGATACAACCAGTTTGCCTGATTATTTGCAAGGATACACTATTTGGTATGCGGTTGCGAAAGCATTCGAGCGTGAAGGTAAATACGCGCAGGCTCAGCAGTATTATAGTTATTTTTATAGCTTTATATCTTTCCATAAACAGGATAGGGTATATAAGCCTGCTGACAGCCAAGACATGATGAAACTTCCTGACTATACGCAATTTGTAGAATAATTAAGAGAGGTGCAATATAAATGGCTGCTTATGCAAAATCCGCTATATTAGCTGATGTCAGGAGAATTCTTCGTGAGCCTGTTGCATTGCTTTATAGCGATACAGAATTAAATGCTTATATAGACGAAGCTGCAAGAAAGACTAGTATATTGACATTGTGCAATAGAACCAGGGAAGCGAAAAATATGATTGACGCACAGCAAGATATGTGCGCATTATCCACAACTGCTGATTTTATAAAGATTGATTTTGTTACCGCTGATAAGGCGCAGGTTGGCGCTGAAATTGGACTTCAGCGAATCAGCATGACGCAGGTTGGTATGGGTGGAGTTGGTAGTTTAGCCCCTGGAACACCAAAATTTTATTCATATTATGATGGAACAGTATTTTTGTGGCCTGCTCCTGATAGTGATTGGTGTTCTGATGCCGCACCTTCGTATATATACATATACGGTCCCACGGCTGTTGACAACTACGGTGGCGCGGGATCAGAAACTTTGCCCGATGAACTTCAGCATTTCACTATTGATTACGCTTTAAGCTGTGCGTATACAAAAGCCGGGAAGCACTCACTTGCTGGGTTACATATGCAAAAATTTATGCAGAATTGTATGGTTCATAGACGCGATGTTTATGATATGGTTGGTATTGCTGATAGTGTTGATTCTACGCATATTCCGACTGTAACCGTTCAGCCGCAATAATAAATATAACTAATAGCATATGTACAGAGTGAGGCAGAGATGGCTGAATTTAATGAACGCGAGTATATTCAGTATGATATACGAGAAGCGCTTAATGTAGATATATCTCTGTCGCCGAGTGAAATCTCGTATGAGAGAGTGATATCGCCCGAGATCAGCAATATTACTCAATCTGGAGATGCAAAAACTTTTAATATAGATAATCGTGGCTTTGACATAGATTATAACGGCGTGAGATTATCTTCTGATAGTGCTGTAATAAACTCGTCTGGTGATAAAAATATATCAGTAGACGCTGATGGTATATTCTTGTCTGATAATGTTTTTAATAAACATGTATACGACGGGATAAAAATCAGCAGCGATATAAATATATCACCAGATGAGTTTTCTGTATCCAGGGATACCCCGCGTATAGAAATATCTACTGATATACCGTTATCAGGTAACACCGGCTCAGTTGAAAATAAAATTGCGGCTGAATTAAACACTGATATACCATTGTCGCCTGATACTGCAAGTGCTGATATCGCAATGCCTGTGCCGGATATTAATACTGATATACAGGTATCCGGCGATACTCCTGATGTGCATATAGTAAAACAGACGGGTAACATTGATACCGGCATATCATTGTCTCCCCAGTCTATTACGTCAGAATACAAACCGGATATCGAGTTTGATACCAATATACAAATATCTGATGACACGCCTGATATACATACAATAAGACAAGTAAATAATATTGATACTGATATACCGGTGTCTGACGATACACCTAATATACATACACCACGAATAACGCAGGCTGTCGATACTGATATACTGCTATCTCCACAATCTATCACATCGGAATATAAGCCGAACGTCCAGATGGATGACGATATTCAAATCGCTGATAGTACCTTTAATATACATACACCACGAACAACACGTCCTATCAACACCGATGTTCCGACATCACCCAACAAGGCTATTATAACTACAAACAAACCTGATATAATAATAGATGATAATATAGATATATCAGAAAACGATAAATCTGTATATTTACAAAATTGGTTCAATGGCAAATGGGTAAGTTACGAAGATGAACTTGTCATAGGTAATAATAATTATAGTAATATAGAAAATTTCAGATATCTTGATAACAAGTTGGTGGGTGTCGGAGGATTTACACGTATAAACACGGCAACCACGGGGCTTGATTTGCGAAATGGTATACAGCTCAGGACGAATTATGATACTCCCAGTTATATTATATGTCAGGGCGAAGATAATGACGGCAATATGTATCTTATTGACAATACTACCGCAGTGCCTGATGCGGGAAATTTTGACACGTATTATGTGTTTGAGATAACCCCGTCTAATAACAAGTTGAATTTTACGTTAGATATAGTAGGAACACCAACAGATATATATCTTGATGATGGTAATTACAGTGGTACTGAACTTGCATCAGAAATAGAATCCAAGATGAATGCCGAGCCTCTTCTTACTGATGGTACTATGATAACTTTTGATGTGACGTTTGATGAAGAAACGCGCAAATTTACAATAGATACGGGAGACCCAACATATTCTATTAGTCTAGATTACAGTAGCTCTACAGCCGCGGATATGATAGGATTCAGCAAGGATGCCGAGTATGCTCAATCAATAACAAGTGATACAGCCGTCTTGAACGAAACGCCGCTATACTCCGAAACATCAGGCGCTACTGATGCGCGTATGTCGAAAACTCCTGATGGTGGTATTATTGTATGCGATAGTAAGGAAAACCTAATATATAATGGAGATGAAATAAAGTGTAGCGCGTTTCTGGTCGGGGGGACAGATGATTATATATATAAAGACGATTTGAGTGATTATACTGAAAACGTTATAAACACGGCAAGAGAAGATGTGGATATTAGTTTTAGCACAAAGGATTACCTTATTGGAACGACGCGCTATAAAATATCAGGTATATATTTTAATCTTGGCACAAACGGCTCCGGTACATCGTCTATTATGACTGTTGAGTATTATAACGGTGATGAATTTGTAAATTTGTCAGATAGTGAGGACGGGACAAGTGTTGGTGGTGTAACATTGGCACAAAGTGGATGGGTAACATTTACCGCGCCTACGGATGCCAAACCATATCTGATTAATGGATTATTTTTATACTTTTACAAGGTAACTATAAGTGCATCACTTAGTACTCATGCAGAAGTAAACACGATAACACTTAAAGCGCCGCCGCAAAACATAGTAGATATATGGGATGGTACATATAGAACTCCGTCATTGGTGAGGGTTAATCTTAATACAAATACTAGCCAATGGAAGGATTATACATACGAGGCCGCAATTGAGTCGAATCAGGCAACTCAATATTTAATTGATATGAACAGTTTTGATGATACATATGGCGCAATAGACCTTGTGTTTGATGAGCCAATGGCTGGCGTTAAAATAATCATGTGGGTGAAGAATACAGATGCGTCTGGTAAAATACAAATATGGGTGCCTGGTATAGGCGCTACTCCGACATCAAGAGATTCTACAGCCGGTTCATCTCAGAATAAGGCATTTTCAGCTACAGGATTTGCGTTATTCCCAGACAACTCAACTGTAAATTTTGATGATGAATATAAAAAGACGGTAGATGGAGTTAAAGGGTACGTCTATACTTTATCTATTCTTAGCGGCGCAACCGATATTAGTAACAATACAGAAATTGACTTAATCCAGGGCATACCGCGACAAAGAAAGATAAACAACCCTTATATTTTCTCATTCCAGTACAGAAACCGTCTGCTCTTGTGCGGTGATATAGACGGTAATGAGAGAAATCGTATAGACTATTCCGCGCCGAACTCCGTATCTGTATTCAACGGTACGAATGCCAGCGGTATAAACAATGAAAATTCCATATATATCGGGGACGAAGAACCTCTTACAGGTGGAGTGTCTGTATTCAATCAATACGGCATATCTGTAGAGGAAATAGCGCTGTTATTTAAAAATTTACAGACGTATATACTAAAAGGCAGTTCACCTGATGATTTCAGTGTGCATTGCGTATCTAATTCGATTGGATGCCCGGCACCATTGACGATAGCATCTATCGAGGCTGGCGTACAAACCAATGACGGCAGGTTGCAAAATATTGTTATATGGCTATCTTCCAATGGCCCTGTAATGTTTATAAACAACTCAATCGTACCAATACCCGGCATAGAAGAATATTTCGACAGATGCCATGATAATTATATAAACCATGCAGCCATAAGCAATGCTCGCGGCTGGTATGACCCAACATACGGCGAATACAATCTGACATTGCCTACGGGCTCATCCACGACCAACAATGTATGGTTGGCATATGATGTACGCCGCAACAAATGGTTCAAAAGAACGCCGACAAATGATTTCCCTAATGGCGGGTTTATAGTTGAGGATACATATGGGAACCAATACACGTATGGATACAATAGTGATGGGTATCTTCTCAGGATGGAAGACGGGCTGTTATGGAGTGAGTCGGATTACGAGATCACCAATACTGTAACCACGTCTGATATACTTCCATTTGAATCCATGTGGGATGAAAGCGCGCTCAGGAAGTTCAAACTCATACATAAAGCTGATGATGATGGTAAACTAACTATCAGTTATTTTAATGACGGCGTAACATCTGCAATGTCGAATACTAATGGATTTCCAGACGGCGGTGAAGACAATCTTGATCTTATGGGTAATACGGGTTACAGGTATCGTAATAGAATACTACACCCGTCAGGTACGGCGAATAGTTTTTTAGTCGCGTTATCGCATAAATTCAAAATAGATATTAGTGGTTGTACAAACATAAAACCTGAGCTTATCGGCTGGGGTGCGGAGTTTGTTAGACTTCGTGAAAATGATATTGATAAAGATGATTTAGAGTAAGTTAGAGTGATTTAGAAATAGAGGTTTTGAGATGCCTACTTATTCAGACTGGTCAGCAGGAACGCCATTACAAAGCGAAGCATTAGTTCCAGGTATTCCTTCTTTTGTTGGTAATGCCACAGGCCAGATATATATAACATTTGATACCGGATCAAACAGCCACCTTGTCGAGTATGCTATCTATGTGAGGAAAGATGGCGTCGCATATGGGTATTTACAAGGCGATGGTACGATAGCTGGCGGGGAAGACTGGAATACGTATGATGACTGGGGCGGAGCGAAAATATTAGTTGACGATGATGTAGTCGTTCCTACCAGTTATTTTGAATTCAAAGTCAAGGCGCGTAGCGAAGAAAATGTAGAAACAGATTTCAGTGCGTATTCCGGTAAGATGGTATCCGGCAGAGAGCTGGCATATGGACCGTTATCGCCAGGTACTAGTCTTACTATTACCAAGGGTAATACGAAGGTATCTGGTTTGACATTATCTGGTAATTATGGTACTGTATCTATTGGGTTTACGCTTACAAATAAAGCATCCGAAACAAGCAGCGTTGCAGTTAAATATATGAAATCAGACGACGCATATGCCGATATAGAAGAACTATACACTATAAAATCTACCAACAAGGTAATTAATTTCACAAGTGATCAAGGTACGCAGGATATTACTATAGCCGAAGGTACGCACAATAGCGGCAATGCAATGGCGACTGCCCTTCAAACCGCCATGAATGCAAGTCCCGATGCAGATACACTAACTGGAAGTGGGACTATAGTATTTAGTGTAGCATTTGACAGCGATACACAAAAATATACAATAGATGCTGGAGATGGGCATACAATAAAAATTAACTTTTGGGCAACAACGACTACAGGTGGGCATCTCTATGGATTTTCAGCCAGTTCATCTCAATCGCAGGCGATAACGAGTGATTTCAGTGTTGGTGATTGTATAAGAGTATTGCCAGCATCTTCTTCCGGGTCAGACAGCACAATCAAATGGCATACGTGCAATGATTTGGGCAAGTCATACTCGGGTAGTGATATATCCATTCAAGTAACTCCATACGATGAAGGTGGCGATGCTGATACACCTGCTGAAATAACTGCGCAGACAATAAATAACAGGCCTACCAGTATCACGCTTGCAGAAATACACGGCTATACATGGGATAAAGACGAAACACCAGAATTTGTCGCTACTATGGGGGATATCAGATGTGGCAACGCGCTGTTTTTTATTATATACGTGTATGATAGTTCTGGCAATCTTGTCGAATCGCATTCATCAGCCAATGTTATTACCGGGTGGGAATATGAACAAACATACGGCGACGGCTACGATCCTGTTACCGTAAACGGTGTCAGCCCCGAATATACCGGTTCTAACCAGAGGATTAAATATACATTTCAAAACAATCTCACAGACGGTGCAACATACACATTCAAAATAAGACAAGCCGAGGCATTCAATGAAACGTAAAAGTCGTAAAGCCAAGATAATACGAAAAATAGAAAAGTTCATTATTGACAATCAGGTAAAAATAATTATATTATTATATACAGGTTTATTCGTGTTATTTATGATTGGTCATATATATTCAAATGGATTTAGCGCAAGTGGGTATAAATGAAAAGTGAATTTAAAAAACTTCTTGCCGCGGGTGGAATTGCCGCGATAGTAGGGTCAATGACGCTGATTGATACCGAGAAGGATATGCCGACATTAAACCAGCCTGTCAAGACTGTGTATTTGTCGAAGAAGGCAAGAGAGCGGCTCATCAAGGAGCAAGCGAAAGTCGTCGCTGTCGGGCAGGAATTGACAGCAGGTCGGACGGCGAATACGAAAGTACGGAAAGGTGTAAATGGACAGTTTGTCGCTGAAATTCACGCTGGTCAAGTTCACTGGTTCGACAAGGAAGATTCTATTTATCGTGATTTCGATTTGACAGAGCGTGAAATATCGACATTGGCGAAGCTGAATCCGTTCAGGAAATACGACCGTTACGTCGAGATCGGCCCGAATGCGATGACGTGGAAAAAGGGTAAACAGTATGATTACTCGTTCCGCACATCTAACGGACATTACGTGACATGGAGGGCGCTTTTCGACCCGGCGAAAGCGAATGTGACAATTAAAACGCGGGCGCAAAATACTGGCGTCAAGCAGGATGTAATACTTGCTGATGCGACATCTGCGACAGAATTC